TGGAAGCCTCAACAAGCTGTATAGGTTTGATGGGACAACCGTGACCAATGTGACCAAGACATCGGACTCGACCAACTACTCAAACTCGCCTCGATGGCAGGGGGCGCAGCTAGGTACAGCCATGTTGATGAACAACGGATCTGAGGCACCTCAATATATGTTGCCTTCTGGGTCTCGCTTTGCTGACCTGCCCTCTTGGCCCAGCAACTTGGTTACTCAGTGCGTCAAGCCCTTCAACTCCTTCTTGGTCATGACCGGCTATGAGATCGGCAGCAGCAAGCGGCCATTCACCGTCCGCTGGTCTGACGAGTACGACCCCTCCGGCATCCCCGGCTCCTACGACATAACAAGCACTACTAACCTGTCAGGTGAGAACACACTGGGCGGCTCCAACGGCGAGTTGGTTGATCAGTTGACGCTGAACAACTCGAACATCATTTACGCCGAGCGCGGCGTGTTCGCAATGGACTTCATCGGCTTCCCGCTCGTGTTCAGCTTCCGCGAGGTCTTCAGCGATGACGGCATCATCAACAGAGGCGCTGTGGCTTCGATACCCAACGGCCACGTTGTGGTAGGTCAGTCCGATATTTACCTACACGATGGAAGCCAAAAGCGCAGCATCGTGGACAACAAAGTAAGGCGCACCTTCTTCAACGACTTGGCTGACACACGCTCTGTGTTCTGCCAGACGATACCAGACACAACAGAGGTGTGGGTGTGCTACGCCGACGATGACGCGGCAGACTCGCAGTCTGCGAATCGTGCGCTGGTCTACAACTGGACGCAAAATGCCTTTACGTTCATCGACCTGCCAAACGCTAGGGCGCTGAGTATCGCTGACCGAATGGACACCAGTGGTAATTACACCAACTCGACTGCCACTTGGAACGCCTCCAGCGACTACTGGTCTAATGTTTCGCTTGGTACGCAGGCCAACAACATCAAGCTATTTGCCGCAGACTCTGTAAGCGACAAGGTTCGCATGATGAATGACACAAACGGATTGTCTGGGTCGGCAATGCCAGCTTACTTAGAGGCCACAAAGATCGATCTAGATCAGGTGCTCGGTCAGTCAACGCGCAACATCAAGCAGCTCAAGGGCATCATGCCCCAGATAGAGGGCACAGGCACCGTGCGCGTTCAGGTCGGCATCTCCGACGCGCCGCAGGACGGCATACGCTGGCAAGTCGATAAGACCTTCAACGTCGAGTCTGATCACAAGATCGACTTCCGCACATCTGGCAGGTACTTCGCGCTGCGAATCGAGTCCACCTCAGCGTCCGACTACTGGCGTCTGACCGGCCTCGATATCGACGTGCAGGAGGTGGCAGGACGATGAGCTACATACCATCAAGCACATCGGCAGATAGCGCGGTGGGCCTGCGTAGCTGGCTGGTGCAGGAACTCAACAGGATCGCCAACGGATTCACCGTTGCCGGTCAAACGACAACGCTGCCGGTTCTGAGCGTTGAGCCATCGAAGCCGGAAACTGGTCAGGTGGTGTTCGCGGACGGAACGGCTTGGAACCCCGGCTCTGGTCGAGGACTTTATTACTACGACACAAATGCTTGGACGCACATTGCATAGGAAAAGATCATGATATTTAGTTTTGGCAGCAAAAAACAAAAAAGCTCCTCTAAGCAGCAGTCGAGCACTTTTGTAGACCCCTCGCAGCAGCCCTTTCTGCAAGACGTAAGGCGCAACGCTCAGTCTTTGTACAATCAAGGCGGTATGCCGGTTGAGGGCGTTGCCGGGATAAACCCGATGCTTTCTAACGCGCTCTACAATCAAAACATGGGCGGGGCAAATATATCGGGCTTCGGTAACCAGATGATGAACCAAGGGTCGGCATTAGCTGGCGGATCTCAGTCAGCCTTGGGCTTTGCCAACCAAGCCATGCGCGGTCAGGTTGGCATGCCGCAAATGAGATCTCAAGGTCCAGAAAGTATGGGTCACTATGGACAGACCCCGCGTTTTGGTAACAACATGCCGAGTCTGCAACCCACCAACGGTATGCCTAAAAATTCTTTTGTGAAAAACACAAGAAGCCCACTTGGTACGGCATTCGGGGCCGGTAACCGATACGCGGGAGGCGTTGCGGAAGGCGGCGTAGCCCAAGGCTCTGGCGTGGACTCTGGCATGGCGAACGAGATGGCTGGGAACGCGGCGACAATGAACCCAGCGGCTATGGGCAGCGCATCGATGAACGCGGCAGGCATGAACGCCGCCACCAACGCAGGCTTCAATCAAGACAACCTAAACAACTACATCAACAACGATGTTCTACAGGGGCAGATTGATGCCGCAAGCCGAGACGTAACGCGAAACCTAAACGAGAATCAACTGCCAAGCATCCAAAGCCAAGCCGCGGGATCGATGAATTCTGGCAGCTCCAGAATCGGTAACGCAATAGGCGTTGCAACACGCGGGGCGCAGGATGCTATATACGACATATCATCAAATATGAGAGGCAATGCGTATAGCCAAGGGCTTGGAATTGAAGCAGGAAGAGCGAATCAGAACGCCGCGTTTCAGCAGGCAGCAAATCAATCCAACGCCGGATTTCAGCAGGGCGCAAATCAAGCCAATGCCAACTTCATGCAGGACTCCATGCGTACCAATGCAGGCTTCGCGCAGGGCGCTAACCAGTACAACGCCGGGGCGCAGAATACGCTTCTCAGCCAAGGCTACGGCATTGGAGCAAGCCAGCTTGAGAATAATCTAGGCCGACAGCAGCAAGGCAATCAGTTCGACGCCAGATCCTACAACGACGCCCGGGACTTTGGCAGCCAGATAGGCGCAAACGCATTCAACAATAACATGCAGAACCAGCAGTTTGGCGCTTCATTAGCGGCCACCTTGGGCAACCAAGGCACCAACAACATGAATACCGGCGCTCAGATGTTTGGCTTTGGAAACAACATGCAGATGGCAGCAGGCCAGTATGGCAGGGACTACCAGCAGCAGCTATATAACCAGCAATTCCGCCAAGGCATGGCACCGTACCAGAATCTGGAGTTCTATAACTCAATCATCGGTGGCCCCAACAATCTCAGTCAGGCAACTGCCTCGTCGAAAGGTTCATCCTCTGGCTTCAACATCGGCTTCGGTAAAAAGGAATAAAAAATGAGCAACCCATTCTTTACATCAAGAAAGGCGGCGCTGGAGGAAGAGGAAGCCTCGCGCGGGGTGCTGGATAACTCCGAGCAGTACCTGAGTATGATAGACGCCATGCCCTATCAGACCCCTCGCCTTAATGATGACGGTACCGTCAATGAGCGAGATCTTTACCGAATGCAGCAGTCCATGATCCCGGTTCCGGGTGCTGCTAATCAATTCATGCTGCCAGAGCGAGCCGACGCCATCGCGCAGATACAGCAGGCGCAGCAGATGGCGGCTATGGCGCAGAGTAAGTTCCAAAGAAACAACGCCACCATGTCCGATGTCTTTGCAGAGACAGGCAACTTATTTCTAGGGCCTTTGAATGTACTTGCGGGGGGCAACATGAAGCCCTTTGGCGACCCCTCAGAGGAGCAGCTAACTAGGTCGCAGTCCGCGACACTGGCCGCCAGCAACACCGCAAGGGAGGCCTTTGACGTGCTGCGGCAGGCCCGTATCGACAGGTCTGCTGCCGTTTCGGGCGCTCTCCGCAAGGCCATGGGAACGGTTGCCTTGGCGGACGGAACAATGGGAATGATGTACGACGATCAAGGAAACCCCGAGGCGGTGTCGATGGGGCCAAACAGCGCATACGCGGCCAAGTTCATGACCGGCCCCAACGGTATACCCATAGCAGTATCCAACACGGGGCAAGGGCCAGTAGCCACCTCGACAATGACCCAAGGGCAGGTTGTAGAGCAAGCGACTTCGTCGGCGGTTGGCGAAGTGGCTGGCGATGAAGTCAAGGCAGACGCTCAGGCGGTGTACGACGCCCCTACTGCGGTTGAGCAATTTCAAAGAAACATAGCCGAGGTTGATAGCCTCATCGCCCGTGCAGATAGCTTTACAGGGGCAAATGACATGAACCTGATAACTAAAATGCAACCCGGAACGGAGCATTACGATTTCGTTGCGGCTGTAGATAAGGTCAAAGGAAATGTATTTCTTGAGGCCTTCCAAGGCTTAAAAGGCGGTGGCCCAATAACTGATACAGAAGGCACAGCAGCAACACAAGCTAGGGCGCAACTGGATACCGGGCAAAGTCCAAAACAGTTCAAGGCACAAGCCGAAGCGTACAGAGCTATTCTCTTAAAAGGTCTCGATAAGGCTATGAGAGACTCGCAACGCGACATACAAAATTTGGATGTTTTTGAGCGCCAGCAGGAAATTCGCAGGCTGCGAGGCGAGTTAAATATGCAGCCGGGGGATAAGCGATGACGTTAGCATCAGATCTACAGAAGCTGAAACGCCTTCGAGAGCTTACGGCTATGGAGCCTGAAAGCGTCATGAGGGACGAGGAGTTGGCTGAGATTGATCAGAATATGTCTGATCGTCAGATGCAGTTCCTTGCCATGCAGTCCGCTCAGATGGACGCCAACCCTATGTCGGGGCTACAGCAGTTCACGACATCCGCTGGGATACAGGCAAACCGCATGGTTGAGGGCGTTAAGGATCTGTTTGGAGCAGGCGACCCGCAGCAGCGTCAGGCAGAGATAGGGCAGCAGAAGCTGGTCGATCAGGCCATAGCTCAACGCTCTCCCGGGATCAATCTGGCCGGTAATATGACCGGCGGCGTCCTTGCCGCAGCGCCCTTGGCGATTGGCGCAGAGGGAGCCGTGCCAGCGGGTATGGGTTTTCTGGGGCGAACCGCGCTATCCACTTTTCTGGGCGGCGCAGAGTCCGGTCTCATGCTGCCAGACAAAGATCAAGGCGAGACCCGGTTCACTAACATGGGCGAGGGCATGATGCTTGGCGCGGTGTCGGAGCCTGTCGCCACCGGCATATCAATCGGGCTTAAAAAGGCGTACAGCGCCCTTAAAAACACAGGCGTTCTTGCCTCTGCGCCGATGCAGGATCAGGTCAAGGACGCACTGCAAGAGTCTGGCGTGGACATAGCCACCCTCAAGCCAGAGACGCAGGCAATGCTCTCCAAGTTGACCAGCACCGACGATGTAGATGCCGCCATCAATCAGGCCATTGAGACCGAGTTTGGTATCAAGCTGACCACTGGGCAGCAGACCGGCGACTTTGACACCCTCAGAGCAGAGCAGGCCGCGCTGCGTAACTCCGACGAGTTTAGAGACTTCACGCAGGAGCAGACCGACGGCATCTTCGCCGCAGCAGACGACTTCGCTAAGTCCCAAGGGGGCACCGATGTCTCTATGCAGGGCGGCGTCGTAGGCAGAGATGATACAGGCGGCGTGGTCAAGGGCGCGCTGGAAGAAACAAGGCAGGCCGACAAGAGCCAGTATCAAGAGCTGTACACTGCGGCGAACGCGCTCTCTGAGGAGATAGGCGCGGAGCTGCCGGTTAAGACAGAAAAAATTCAAAACGCTTTGGTCGAGATGATGCGAGACTACGGTAACACCCACACCGACCTCCTTAGATCCATCGAGGCCAAGCTGTCCAGCTACCGAGCTGCACGCCCCGGCTCACCTATAAGCAACCCCTTTGACTTAGATGACGTGGAGGCTCGTCAACTGTCTTTGACCAATAACGAGAATCTGATACAGGAACTCAACTCCCTGTATGACCCTAGCGACAGGCGAGCCGCTCGTATTGTGGAGAACGTCAAGAACTCCATAATTGAATCGGCAGATGACGCGATGGAGGTGTTCGATAGCCAGTTGCAGATTGCTCCCGATATGACCGACGCCACTCGCAAGGCTCTGGATACCGCGAGGCAGGCAAGGGCCAGCAGGCGCTCGTACTCTCAACTGTGGGAGAACAAGGACGTTCTGCAAGACCTCACAGACTCAAAGTCCAAGTCTACAACCGACAAGGTCTCGCCATCGGCTGTGTTTCAGAAGGTAATGCAGTCACCAGAGGGCGCGGCGCAGGTCGTTAACCTGTTGGATGAGCGTCAGGCCAGCGGGGCCATTGCAGAGCTGCGGACTTTTGCTCTGAAGGACTTGTTCGATCAGTCTATTGAAGCAGGCCGCACGACGGCGCAAATGATCAGCGGCAAGAAATTGAGAACGAAGCTCAACGCCAAGGCCACCACCTACAAGGCACTGCTGGGAGAGGAGCAGTTCAATGCCCTGCAAGGTCTGGTGACGCAGATCGAGAAGGCCACATATGTGCCGAGGGCGGCAGAGAACACATCCAACACCTCATACGAGACCATGAGCCGGATAGCTCAACTGTTTGCGAACGTGGCCCAGCCGGGGGCTGGTATAGCGGTAGGCATGTTCGACGCCAAGGGTATGGCGGACGCCGCCCGTGTCAGCAATGCAACACGCGGGGCGCTGGACACCAACCAGCAGCCGGATCTGTTTGGCGCAATATCTAATGCAATCCCGTCGGTAAACCTTCCGGGCGGCATAGAGCTTCAGCTAAAGCTAAATGACTCCAACCACGGCGCGTTCAATTTGATGATGCGGCAGTACCTTGGCACCGAGAGGAAAGAGCAGGAGGGCGCGCTTAGTGAGTAATCTATTCAGTATGTTTATGAAAGAGCTTGCCGAGGCCAAGCCGAGCGCAAAGGAAAGGATAAAGCTAACAGGCTACCACGGCTCCCCGCATAAGTTTCCTCCGGCGCAGCGGTATCGGAACACGGACACCGGGGAGACATACATCGCCAACTTAGAGAACCCCCTGCACATGAGAATCGTGCGCGACGGGAACTTTGAGAAGGTCGGTGAGCCTAACCCCTTGGGCATGTTTAACACATCTCAAATGGGAACCGGCGAAGGCGGTCAGGCATATGGTATGGGCCACTACATCGCGCAGAGAAAGGAAACGGGCGAGTATTATCGTGATTCGACTACGATGCGGGACTATGATTTCGAGGAGTACCTGTCTGACCAATACAGCATAGCGGATAGAAACCAAGACTATACCCGCATGGAGATGCTTGAGAGTGCAATGATGCACGACAGGCCGTCGGACTTCAGGGAAAAAGCCAGCGATTTAGACTATGACGAGGATTACCGTCAGGCCGCTGACGAAATGGCGGACGAGATGGAGGCCTTTAGAAACAGCAGCAACGAGCCGGTGAACTTTGGACATATGTACGAGGTAGAGATCGATGCGTTGAACGAGGAAATGTTTGACTATGACGCCAACATATCCGATCAATCAGATTTTGTTAAGAAAGCTATTTACGACGCAAGAGAATCAATTGACCCCCAGATTGTAGATGATTACTTCGGCGGCGACAGGGCCAACATTGTTAGCGACAACATGACAGGCACCGATGCGCTGTACAACATTGGCAAGTCAACCGGATCAATAGACGGCTGGGAGAACGCCCTATCCAGCAGAGGGGTAAAAGGTGTCCAGTACCAAGATCAACTATCTAGAGGCGAGAAAAAAGGCACTAAAAACTATGTAGTCTTCGACGACGATAGCCTGAACATCCTGCGCCGCTACGCGCTTCCGGTTACCTTGAGCGCCACGGCAGCCGCAGGTGCGGGAGCGCCTCAAGAGTCGCAGGCCGGTGTACGCAAGGCCGGTGAGACCCTCTTCGACCTCAGTAGGCTGGAAGAGGTTCCAGATGTCCCGCAGGTGCCTTTAGAAAGAATTGATCCGCCGAGGGGCTTGTCTCCAAAAATTGAGCCGCTGCTGACGCCAGAGACCGCTGCCCGAATGGAGGGATACGCGAACATAGGCAAAGATAAAGGCGGCCTCGGCTGGTACAACCTAGATCCGCTGCGGCAGTCGTTTATGGAGGAGCTTGGCGATGATCAGGGCGCATCTGCTTTTAACTCCTATGTTGACAAATTGGCGGCAACCAGCCCACGCGCCAAGGTGGCAAACAACATTCGACGCGCCAGCTACCTCGATGTCCTTGACAGGCAGGGCCAGCCTTTTGCCGGTCTAAGCAACGCAGACATGCCTAAAGGGTATGGTCACATTGCACACACCACCCACGACCACAGCCTGCGAGACCTTCAAGAGAACGGCACCTTTGCCGCCCTGAACCGGCCCAAGACATCGAGCTTCGCGGAGAACCTGAAGGGCAACCAAGCCCCGATGACTATCGACACCCACAACTTTGCCGCACTCAAAGGCGATCCCAAGGACAAGAAGAGTCCCTCAGATGCTCAATACAGATACCTTGAGGAGTTCCAAGGGCAGATAGCCGAGAAGATGGGCATGACCCCGGCGCAGTTTCAGGCCTCTGTCTGGATGGGTGGCGAGACTGGCGTGGCGGATGACAGGCCGTTCATGGCCGTCTTTGACGATGTCGTTGCAAGCACCGCAGAGCGAGACGGCGTGACCAAGAAGAAGGCGCTGAAAAACTTTATCCAAGGCAAGGGCGCACTGTACGACCTCGGGCCTGTAATGCTTGCCGGTGGGCTTGGCGCAAACTACTTGACCTACTCCGAGAACAACCAGCCAAGTAAGGCCCAGCTTTTTGCTGACGGTGTTCTGGGGGGCGTTGACTTTATGGCAAACATGGGATCGGCTCTTACTGCACCGTTTGTGCAGGGGGTGCAGCATATTAACGCCATGGGCAGGCCCACAGCCGATGGATCAACTCAAAGCCTTGAGGCCTTGCAGGCCCAGCAAAACGAACTGGGGCAGATGCTGAACTACTCACCGCGCACGGAGCTGGGGCAGCAATACACCGATGACTTCAAGGGTATACTGGCTGAGGGCGTGCAGGCGCTGGCGCCAGATATTCAAAGAACACATCAAGGCCTCTACGACATGGGCGGCCTGAACGTCTACCGCACTGCTGCTGACGGAATCGGTGCGCTGCATGATTTTTATAAGGGTCTAGAAGATAAGAGTAAGATGCATGTAGATGCGCTGATGAACGTCAGCCCCTACTGATGATAATAGAATCGGTAGCAGCCGCGTCAGCAATCCTGACCTCTATTAACGGACTCATCAAGCAGGCTAATGAGACCGGAGAAGGCATCCAGCAGGTCATGGGGACAATAAGCGACTTCGGTGAGGCGCTTACCAGCTTCGAGATCGAGCGCAAAGGTGGAACCTTCAAGCCCCTTAGTCAGAACGATCTTCTTAAGCTCACCCAACTGCGGAAGCAGCAGGAGCGTTATTGGAGGGATGTTCACGATTTGCTTGCGATGATCGATCCAGAGCTTTTGCAAGATTTTAAGAAAGCAAAGCAGCAACAGGAAGACGCACGGCAAAGGCACATGGCTATGCTTGCGAAAAAACGCAAGGCCCACGACGAGCTAATGCATCAAATCACTGTCGCATTGACGGTTTTTGTGGTGGGTGGAATAGTAGCGTTTGGCTTAATCTGGGGCGTAATCAACTCATTCACATAGGAGAAGCTAATGCCAAAACCAGCGAAAGGAAAAGCAAAAGTCAAGGTTACCGCATCGGGCAAGAAGGTCAGCTACGGACAAGCCGGTAAGGCCAAGGGTGGTGGCGCGAGAGTGAAGCCGAACTCGGCAAAAGGCGATGCCTATTGCGCGAGGTCGCTGGGGATCAAAAAAGGCCTGCCGAAGAAGAAGGCCAACGACCCCAACACCCCCAACAATTTGTCACGCAAACGCTGGAAATGCTCTGGCGCCAAATCAAGGAAAAAATAATGCCGAAGGTCGGAAAGAAAAAGGGTCTCTACGCCAACATCAAAGCAAAAAAGGCCAGAATAAAGGCAGGCTCAAAGGAGACAATGCGTAAGCCGGGAAGCAAGGGAGCGCCTACAGCCAAGGCCTTTAAGCAGGCAGCGAAATCCGCCAAGAAAAAGAAGAAGTGAACCAAGTAGGTACCATCGGTCTATAAGTGACTGATTCATATGGCCCCTGATCCCACCCATCATGGGGCCAATATACTCACAACGCATAACAATCAATCACATAGCATCACTAAGCCATTGACCTGCCTGCCCTAAAACGCTTGTCAATACACGGTTGTCAACGTAGACTCACACTCAAACTGTACCAGAGGGTGTACCAAATGGGTGTGATACAAAAGCGTGGCGACAGCTACCGGGTTCTAATACGCAAGGCTGGCATGCCAGCGATCTCCAAGACCTTCCCCAAGAAGGCACTGGCCCAGTCGTGGATGACTGAGACCGAGGCCAATATCGCCAAGGGCAACTACCGCGAGGATCAGATGAACTTCGGCAGGTGCGTCGATAAGTACATTGACGAGTACGGGCCATTCGGTGATACCAAGCAGGGTGTGCTGCGTCTGGTACGGCGAAACATAGGGCACCACAGCCTCAAAGACCTCAAGTCCTCTACGCTCATAAGCTACGCCAACAGCAGGGCCAAGACCGCGCAGGGCAGTACGGTGCAGCAGGACATGATCTACATTGGTGTCGTGCTCAAGGCCGCCGAGGCGGCGTGGGACTGCAAGCCCAAGATCGACGAGTACGAGAAGGCCATGCACTTCTTGAAATCAAAGCAGGTTATCTCCGAGTCCAACGAGCGCGAGCGGCGCGTCACTGACGCTGAGATCGATCTGATCGTGCAGAACGCAGACACCCGCTTGCCGCTGGCAGACCTGATCAGGTTCAGTGTCCTGACGGCTATGCGGCGCGGAGAGGTGTTGAGCATGACATGGGACGAGCTGGGCGACGAGGGCCGCAGCATCGGACTGTGGCGCAAGCACCCGGAAGGCAAGCGATACTCTCGTGTGCCGCTGTTGCAAGAGGCTGCTGAGATCATCCAGCGCCAGCCCCGCAACGGCTCCCGGATATTCCCCTACAACGGAGATACCGTTAGCGCGGCCTTTCAGCGTTCACGCAACCGTATCGGCCTAGATGCTCGCTGGCACGACCTGCGTCACGAGGGGTGCAGCCGCTTGTTTGAGCTGGGACTGGATGCCATGACGGTGGCGCTGTTTTCAGGCCACCGGGACATCAACATGCTGCGCCGATACACGCACCTGAATGCTACTCAGGTTTTGAAAAGACTTGGCTCTCAATGAGCTTACCTAGATACCACGCGGCCTTCCGCAGATCTTCCACCGGGGCTTCCTTGTAGCGCCAGCGGTGGAGGTACTTCTTAATGTTGCCCTCTAGATAGTAGGAGTAGCCCTCGCCTAGATTGTCCTCCAGATATTTGATGCACTCGATCTTGCCTTTGTTATAGTGCGGGGGGTTATTGATCATGTCTGTCTTGCTCTCGACCCACTCGGAAAATGCCTCTTTGTTTTCGCTCATTGGTTGTGTGCTCCACTTTTGGTTGTAATTTTCTGCAAGCCTTCAAGGCGTCGAGCCTTAAAGAAAGCCTCCACGACCTGTCGGTCTGCCACGCGCTGCTTGCCTAATCGGTAGGTCGGCAGCGGGAACTCCTCGCGGGAGATAGCATTCAGTAGACCTCCCTTGCTAATGTTAAACAGCTCGGCTAGTTCGTGGGTTGTCAGGTAGGGTCGCTCCATTAGTAGCCCTCCAGATACCGCGTCAGCTTCGTGCCACCCACGGTGTACTTTTTCTTCTGCGGGTTCTTGAACCGCAGCACCACCTCGTTGCCCTCCCGCGTCCCGTGGTTAGCCCAAACCTCTGGACCGGCCCAGATAAAGTCATAGGACAGGCTAAAGGTGTTTGTTCTGACAGCTATAATTGTGCTGACATCGTTGATCACCGACAATCTGAATGAGGCCATCAGCTTGTCCTTTTTCCCCTCGGCAAGTTGAACAGAGATGTGATTCTGTTGCCCTTGGTAGATGGTGGTTATGTCTATTTTTTCATGGTCGTTATCGAAGGCGGCGCTATAGCCTTTCTCAATCAGGAAGCTCATCAACGCGTACACGGCAGAGTCCTGACGCCCTGCGGCCTCTCGTCTTTTCTCAATCTCACCGTGCGATGTACCCAACGCCAACCAAACGTAATCCACGCCGAGCAGCTCGGCAAGCTTGCGGCCCACTGCCGCCTTGGGCTTGCTGTCCCCCGCGAACCACTTGCGGACAGCCTCTTGTGATACGCCAAGACGCTGAGAGAGATATACCTGCTCGCCCTTCCCATACTCAGGCACATCAGGGTTGTCCTGACACGACTGCTTTAACCGAGTGGAGAACTCGCTCACGAATATTCCTTAACAACATAAAGTTGTGCATCCTACACCGTCAACCATGTGTTGTCGCCATGCGAAATTGTTCGACGAATGTAAGCAGAGAATCCTGCGCGACATCCTTCTCGCTTAGTGCGGTTCTGACCATCCTGTCGGCAGCGGTGTCTGCCAGTATATGTATCACGCGAACCGGGCGCGTTTGCCCCTGACGGTGCAGCCGGGCATTAAACTGTTGGTACAGCTCCAATGACCAAGACAGGCCGAACCAGACGATCAGAGATCCTCCGTGTTGTAGGTTCAGCCCGTGGCCGGCGCCGGCAGGGTGCGCCAACATAACCGGCACCTCTCCCCGGTTCCACTTATCAATTAAGTTTGGATCTTTTTTGAGAACCTGTGCGCCCTTGATGTGTGACACAATTCTCTCTGCGTCAGACTGGAAGTTATACGCAACCAACACCGGCTCGTTGGATGCCTCGACGATTTCCTTCAGCGCCTCGATCTTGGCGTCGTGCAGAACCTCGTAGCCGTCCCCGGTGTAGAGCGACCCGGACGATACTTGCAGGAGTTTGTTGATCTTGACCGCGGCGTTGGCCGCGAGCACCTCGCCCTGCTCCAGCTCTATCAGGAAATCATCCTGCATCTGCTTGTACGCCTTCTGGGCCTTTGGAGGCAGTGACACCACAACGTCGCTGTCGATTCGCTGCGGCAGTTCGAGGTAGTCGTCTGCGTCCATCCGCAGCACCAGATCAGCAACCCTCTCTTGCAGTAGGTCAACGCGGTCAGATCTGACTGCATACTGCGACCATTGCGGGTTGCCGACTTGGCGGCAGTAGGTGTCGAGGAACTTGCCTCTGGTGTCGCCGAGGCGCTTACCTTTATCCAGAAGATATATCTGGGGCCACAGCTCCATCAAACTGTTGGGCGCCGGTGTCCCGGTCAGTTGCACCATGCGCTTGATCTTGCCGGACTTCACCACCTGACGCAGTGCCTTCCATCTCTTCGAGCCGTGACTTTTGAATGAGCTGGACTCGTCGATTACTACGGCGTCGTAATGCCAGTTGTGCCCTGAAACTTCTACGAGCCATGGTATGTTTTCCCTGTTTATGATATGTACCGGCGCCGAGGAGTGCATAGCCTCCTCGCGCTTGGCGGGGCTTAGCCCCGCGATGACTGAAAAGCGCAGCGCCCGAAGGTGCTGCCAGTTCTTGATTTCGGCAGGCCATGTGTGCTGCGCCACCCGAAGCGGGGCGATGATTAGCACCTTCTTGATGTCCTTGGTGACAAGTAGATCGACCAGAGCCGTCAGTGTGCTGACGGTCTTGCCGAGTCCCATGTCTACCCACAGCGCCGAGTGATTATTGTCCTTGATGAACTGCGCGGCCCGAAGCTGGTACTGGTGAAGGTCTGTGTGCTTTAGAATAAGAGTCTCCCCTGCTCGATGTTGTCAACGACGTAGACGTGGAAGCCATGCTCCTTCAGTCGTTTGTGGATCGCGTGCTGGTAGGCGGTGGCGGACTTGCCGGGTGCCTTGAACTCAATCATCAGGCACTCGCCATCCTTGAAATAAATCATGTCGGGAACCCCGCGCTGCGAGGGAGATGTCCACTTGAAGGCCAGCCACCCCCGGTCACGGGCGTAGCGGTTGACGGTTCCCTCTATATGGGACTCCCTCACTTGCGGTACCTGTCGGCCTCGTAGCCTTCAACGTCGATTGGCAGACCCTTGGCCCAGTCGGGAAGCTCGCACATTAATGTGTTGAACTCCTCCAGTGAGCCGTGGCCTATCTTTGTGTCGGCAACAATCTCATCATGAACCGTCATGATGGGGTCGTAGCCAGCGGCGTCGAGCTTTAGAAGGGCGTGGGCCAGCAGGTCACGGGCCACTGCCTGCGTTATCGACTGCACCAGCGAGCCGCCGTATGTCTCAATGGTTCCCCACTTGTGTGTGAAGTTGTTCATACCTTGGTAGGTGATCTTGTTGCTGATCAGCGCCGCCTGCGGGAACGACAGGCACCTTCCAGATGGCAGCTTGAACAGCAGGTCACCCTTAACCATCATAAAGTCACCGGCCCGAGTCTCCTCGCGCCTGCCATATTGGATCGCGTTAGATGCGGCGCGTTCGACCTCATGCCACAGCTTCACAATGGGCCTGTTGGCGGCCCTCCAATCGTCTCGGATCTTGAGCGCCGTGGCATCGTCAACGTCGGTTCCGTAGTTGGCCGCCATTTTGGTAAAGGCTCTCGACCCACCCTGATACCCCAAGGCTAAGACAGCTATTTTTCCGTCGAACCTCTGATCCTTATCGACGTTCATGTACGTTATTCCGTACATGTCAGATGCCGTGACCTTGTAGAGATCCAGACCCTCGCGGAACGACTTCAACACGGTCTCGTGACCGGCCAGCCATGCAAGCACCCGCGCCTCGATGGCGGAGTAGTCAGAGACAATCAGCCTGCGACCCTTGCTGGCGATCAGCATCCCTCGAAGGCACGAGGCCAGCAGAGCCATCGGCTCTCCCGGGAGCTGATCCGGGCAGCGGAACCGCAATGCATCGATAATGGGGTCAACATCATCGACGATGGGGCGCGGGAGGTTCTGGGGCTGGAAGTGTCTGCCCGACCAGCGCCCGGTAGCTGCCCCGTGGTACATGCCCGTGCCATGGGCGCGGCCATCCCGACCCAAGCAGGCCAGCATCGCCTGAAACTTCTTAGTGCTCGACTTCGACAGCGCCTGCCGAATTTGCAGGAAGCGATACACCTTCGGTGGACATACACCTTCGAGCGCACAGGTGACCGCGGCCTTGTCATAAGACTCCATCACCAACCCCTGCCGGTTGATCCAATCGAGGGACTTAGCCCTTGAGGAAGTTGAGGCCAGCTCGCCGTCAGTAAGCTCGAACACCTCTTGGTTCAGCTCGGCCTCAACTTTCTTGATGATCTCGATGGCGTGCTCGCAGTTCGCTGCGTCTAGTTTCACACCGCGCAGGTTCATGCGCTGGTCAGCCTCCCAAACCAATCGCTCGCCGGGGTGGAGTGGCCGAAGCTCTTTCCGAATCGCCCTCTCGGCAACAACATCTTGGAGGCAGTAGTCGTATAGCTCCCTCAGCAGATCCTGATCGCGGACGCGCTTGCCCCTATAGGGTTTGCAGAGACGCTGGATCAGGTACTTGCCGCGCTTGTCTTTTAGCTTATTCATCGTCCATCCCCATGAAGTCGCCGCACTTACCGAGCGCGCGGGGGTAAGCCTGCGCCGCAGCCAGCGCGGCGGTGTCGTTCCACTGCGATATCGGTATCGTCGGCCACATGAGTACACGCTGCCAGATAGCCAGCTCGAAGAACGAGTTCCATGCCCAGACCTCAGCGCCGCGCTCGATCAAGCGGAACAGCTCAGTCGGCGCAGGCATGTCCGGCGTCCAAAGCTCAGGCGGCTCATCGTTAACCGCCCAAGCTAGGCACAGCACCTCGGTGCTGGGGTGGTCGGCATATGCCCACGCACCCGCAGCCCTGATGTCGCACTCGGAGTAGGTCTCAAAGTCGAGGCTTACGATCAAGCCAAGAACTCCTCTGCTTCTTCGGCAACGTCGGCGGCAGTCTCTCCGCTGATGTCATCGAATCCGTCGAGGGCGTTACCTCCTCCGCCGAACCGCTCACCCTCGCGCACGAACTGAACAGCCTCTAGGCTGCAAAGCACGCCAGAGAATGCAGCGCCAGATGACCATGCGTAGAACCGCACCTTGGCGTTCACATAATCACCGCCCTGTGGGCGTCCATCTTCCTCGACCAGTGCCGACAGATCCTTGTCGATGATTGGCACCCGCTTGCGGTTGTTGGCCTTCACGATGTACTTGTTTTCGTACTCAGCGCGGTCAGTCTCGTCGCCGTCTTGCAGCGACAGGAACAGTTTCTTTGGCTGCTTTTCTCCCCACTTCTCTTTCGCCAGCTCGCTGACAATCTTCCGCAGGTTCTTAATCTGCTCGGCGTCGGCATCCTTGTCCAGAATCAACGTACCGCTGTACTTCAAATTGTCGGAGCCTTCAAACGCCGATGGCGTGAAGAGGCTTGGGAAACTCAAACGTGCGTTTTCTATCTTTACCGTAGACATAGTTTTTTCCTTAGTCGTCTATTGCGTCGAAGCCATCCGTTGCTTCCAGTGCTGGTCTCCGATCGGATACCGGCACCAAAGTCGGCCTGCCTTCTGGTTTGACGATGAGCGCGTTAACGTCATCGCATTCTTTCCCCAGCATGGCGATCGCCCTGCTCGGAGAAATTGGTTTCCGGCTCATCACCGGCTCGTTAGTCAGCAGAGTCATGGCGCGAATAGCTGCCTCATCGTCTGACCACTTTCTGTTCGTGCGGCTGGTCACGAGCTTGTAACCCTCGACGGGCACTCCTGACAGCGCCAGCTTCTCTGCGTGTGATGCGACTGCATCGCACCAGCTCTTGATCGTTGCGAGGTGCGGCAGCAGGCCTGCTATCTCCTCGTTGCTCAAAACTTGTGGGTCTCTCACTCAAAATCCTCCCCGATCTTGTCGAAAATATGCTGTGACAAAGCGCGACATGTCGGCGCGGCCTTGCAATACCGGCACTGCGACTCGCCGGGATTGAACGGTGGCTTCTTACTTAGCGCAGCCTCGGCTGCTGGTGCCAGCACCTCAGCGCCCCACTTCAGAAGCTCTCTATGTCGCATGGTGTGGGTGTCGATGTGCCCCAGCCGGGGCTGGACAATGGTCATATGTATGGTGTCTAGCTGGGCATCGAAGCCGTGCTTGTCGAAGACGCCGAGGGCGTAGCACTTGAGCTGGTCGCAGTCGGCATCGACTTGATTGCGTCCGAACTTGGCGTCCACCACCCAAGCCTCGCCTTCCTTGATCGACAAAAAGTCTGCGGTGCCGAAGCCGCCCTCTGCCCACATGGAGTAATCCAAGCGTTGCTCAATGTGTGTCCGCGTTTGCGGTAGTGAGCGACAATGATTCACATACACCCTCGCCATGTTCGCTTGCTCTAAGTTGATGACATAGCCGTTGAAGGTCTCGCCCATCAGCTCGTGCGGCTCCAGCCCTTTGTGCAGGCAGGTCTCTGACAGTTCGTGTAAGGCCGTGCCTTCTTCAGCGGCTGGGCTGCTTTCATCTGGCAGACCTTCCTGCGCCTTCACGCTGGCCGGGCAGGCGATCCATCGGTGTGCAGAGCTGGCACTGAGCTTCGCGTGCGCTGGCCCTAGATCAATCTCGTACTGCTTCAACTCAACCTCCCTAGTGATGTACAACCTACTGTTGTAAGATGAACTCGACAACGATCAATTGCAAATTATGTTGACGAAGATAAATAGCGTCCGCTATCTTGTCAAACACTTTAACAAGGAAGCCGACACAAAATGAAAAGCAAGGACGCAGCGCGAGTCAATTCCGCGCTTAATGAAACCAAGAAGGCGTTGTCGCTTAAGAGCGACAGACAGCTTGCCATCAAGCTAGACGTTAGCCGTCAGGCCGTGGGCCTGTGGCGCATGCGCGGCGAGATGCCTCCAGCCAGAGCCTTGCAGCTTGAGTGGCTGACAGACAAAAAAGTTACATGGATGCAGATGTGCCCAAACTTAGTCCGAGAGTTTGCGGAGATCGAGGCACGATGAAATTTCAAGCATGGCGAGCATTGTGGCTCGTGGCGAAGGTTCTTAAGGACATCTTCTACTGGGTCGCGGACAGGCTGGACGATCTGGAGAACTGGGCCGACAAGAACTGCGCCAATCACGTTTAGGAGAGAGGGATGATCAATCAATACGGGCATCGCTTAGTTGAGCGAGGCTACAACATCGTCCCGTTGTTGGCGGGAAAGAAGAGGCCACCGGGCAAGGACTGGCAGAAGATTGTCAGCACCCCTGAGATGGTTGCCGGGTGGATAGAGCAGAACGCGGAGTTTGGTATCGGTGTCCTTTGCGCCACTACCTGCGCCGTGGACATGGACTGCCGGGACAAGGCGCTGAACAACAAGATGCTGCACTGGCTTAAGGATAATGTTGGGCTGGCAGCGATACGCATCGGTGAGAACCCCAAGTGCGTCGTGCCGTTCCGCAATGAAGAAGGCTTCAAGAAGATGCGCTCGACGGAGTTTGAGGACTCTGAGGGTGTGCGTCACGCGGTAGAGATACTTGGCAAGGGCCAGCAGTTTGTGGCCTACGGGATACACCCCAAGACCATCAAGCCCTACGAGTGGGTGTCTGGCCCGACGCTGGCCGACGTGTTCCACGACGATCTGCCGGAGCTGACGAGTGAGCAGGCAAGCAGATTCATCGAGTTCTTTGAGGCGCAGGCAGCGGAGCTTGGCTGGGTCGAAGTGAAGCCGGGCAGCAGGCAGCAGGCCGAGGAGCAGGATCACCTGATGAACCTCAAGGCGTCGCTGGACATGACCGCCGAGGAGATCAACGAGATCCTAGAAGTTCTCGACCCCGACGATCACCACGACAACTGGGTGCGCGTCGGTATGGCGCTGCATCATCAGTTTGGTGGCGACACTGACGGTCTATATCTGTGGGATGCGTGGTCGTCGCAGGGCAGCAAGTACCGGGACGGCGAGTGCGCCAAGCGGTGGGAATCATTCGGAGACTACTCGGGCAGTCAGGTCACTATGGCCTCGCTGAAGTTCGAGGCAAAAAAGTCAGACAGCGTCGAGGTGGTTGAGGAAGAGCTGCCCTCGATGCTGCGTAACTGGGCGTTTGTCCAAGTCGAAGGCTCTGCCCGTGTGCTGCGCGAGGAGCTGGACAGCGACCAAGTGATGCTCTTTAAGACCGAGGATCTAAAGAAGGAGTTCGCCAACCGGGAGGTGCTGGACGAGTCTGGCCGTAACCCGCGCATGGTTAACCTTGTCGATCTATGGCTCAAGCACGAAGACCGCCGGACTTACCCGGCAGGTATCTGCTTCGCGCCAGACAACGAGGTGCTGCTCAAGTACAACCTGTGGCGAGGCTGGAGCTACCGCCCGGTAGAGGGCGAGATGAAGCCCTTCCTAGACTTTGTCACGCAGGTAATAGCCAGCGGGGTCGAGGAACACGCGCACTATATTTTGGGGTGGGTGGCGCAGATGATCCAGAAGCCGCAGGCCAAGGTAGGTGTGGGTCTGGTGCTTCGAGGCTCCAAGGGTTCAGGCAAGACGTTCTTCGGTGAGCTGATCGGTGGACTGTTCAAGCAGCACCACCGCATCGTGAGCAAGGCCGAGCATGTTACCGGGAAGTTTAACCGGCACCTTGAGGACACCCTGCTGCTGCAATGCGACGAGGCTTACTGGGCACGCAACAAGGCAGCCGAGGGTGCGCTCAAGGATCTGCTGACCAACAGCCGCATCACTGTAGAGCGAAAGGGCATGGACTCCTACTCGTCTGCAAACTACACGCGCATCCTGTTCAGCTCGAACGAGCAGTGGGTGGTGCCAGCATCTCTGGACGAGCGCCGGTTCGCTATTTTCGACGTGGCAAACGTGAAGCAACAGGACGCCAAGTATTTTGGCGCACTGCGAAACTGGTACAACCGCGGCGGTGCCGAGCACATGCTTCACTTCTTCAAACACTTCGACCTAAACACCGTCGATGTTAGATCGGCACCCAAGACCGCCGCGCTCGATGAGCAGAAGCTCTACTCTCTTGACTCGGTCGATCAGTGGCTGATGGACTCGATCAACGCCGGGGAGTTCAGGGAGCAGAGGCTTAACGGTGAGGTGCTGGATTTCGGCAAGGACGAGCCGAAGAACGCGCTGTACCAGTGCTACGTCACTAGCGTGAAGGGCAGGTTCGAGCACTCGAAGAAGGAGTCGATGTTTTGGAAGCAGCTCCACAGCATGCCGGGGCTGATCGCTGGCGAGACCCGGAGGCGTGTCGGCAACAGGCAGGTGCGGTTCGTGCAGTTCGTGATCCCGCGGCTGGCGCTGAAGGCCTTCAACTTGTTCCATAACATTGAGGAGAACGTGTTCGAGGCCGAGGCCGTCGAGGAGCTTGATCCCTTGGACCCCGATAACTGGGAGGATGAGGCGCCGTTTTAGGCGTATAATTTTACTCCATGAATACAAAAAAATGCGTCGTCTGCGGGGAGGAAAAAGGCAGCGCGAGATTCTACAAGAGGCCAGATGGTTCTATCGAGAATACATGCCGTCCTTGCAGGACTCGCGCCGAGTTCAAGACACAAAACAACAGCCCGAGGGACTACCTCAGAAACACGCTAGCCAAGGCAAAGTATGGCGCCAAGAAGCGCGGACTTTCTTTTGAGATCGACATCGACAAGGTGATGCAAATCTGGGGCGAGCAGGGCGGACGCTGCGCCCTCAGCGGTGTGCTGATGCAGGCCGCCAAGGACGGTAAGGGCCGGAAGGGTAAAGACTTAAACGTCTCGTTAGATCGTATCGATCAGGACAAGGGCTACCTGTTCAGCCCCCGCAACGTGCAGCTCGTCTGCCTGCGCGTGAACCTCATGAAGCACGACATGGAGGAGTCCGACCTCTATTGGTGGTGCCAAAATATCCTCGAAAAAAGTTTGCGTTAAGAGACAACAAACAGTTGTCATTACCACAGATGTCTGTATGATCTGTCTTGTCTTAACAAGAAACACAACGGAGATCGACATGAACGGAACCATCAGAAAAACTCTAGTCACTGACTACATCAACTTTCGCACCAACAAAGTTGTCACTGGAAAGGCTTATCAGATTGTCCTAGAGAATGGCGAAGATATGTGGCTACCTCAAAGCTGGAGCAAAAAACGAGTTATCGACTACGTTGAATTTTGCTGGGGCTGGGTTGAACTAAAAGAGGTCGCGTAAGCGGCCCATAGGGAGAACGAAATGATCAAGCTTACTAAAAAAGCAGACGCATTCTGGGCTGGTAACGGCTTTGGCAACGAAGCTGCTGAGTGGGTAGTCAAAGGCGCAGAGGACATCGTTGTACGCAAAAGCGGAAGCGGATGGGTTGCTACCGAGAACGGCACTCGCATCGTGAGCGGACGCTGCACCAAGAAAGAGGTGATCGCAGAGCTTGAATGGAAACGACCAGAGCTTGCCGCGTAAGCGGCCCATGCGGAATAACCCCGGCACCCTTTTACCGCATACAGCCACAACGTCGAGCGCATAGCATGGGTGCGCTCCGCGATGCGACTGCATCACAACATTAACTGACATCCATGGAGGGATGACATGACACTACGAGAATACGCCGAGGATCGACGCCTAGAAATGTACGCCGCTGCACACGGCGCAAAAATTAAAATGGTCGGCGGTATCGCCATCGAGTCCGGGATCGAGATGCCCAAGAGGGCAAAGAAGCTGGAGGGCATGGCAGCCGTGGCGGCCAAGATGAAGGTCGGCGACAGCGTTAAGATGCTGATCCCAGAGGGCGGCAGCGCCGGGTACACCTCCTCGTCGCTTCGGTATCAACTGCAAAAGCTAAACCGCAAGTGCTCTCACCGCGTAGTCGATGACGGTAAGGCGGTAAGGATCTGGAGGGTTTAACTAGATTCCGGGGCATCTCCCGCAGGGGAGCGGCGGCCTCAGTGTGTGCTGGCTCATATGTCCAGACGTGAAACAGGATCGATGACCGCGGGTGGCCCCTCTAGTCACGACACCCCAATCGATCCACGCCGCCGCATTTACTTACAACAAAATGGGGTATCAACGACAAATGAGTGATAGATTCTACCAAGCGACTAGGGTGGTCATGGATGGCCGCCTTGGGCGCATGTTCACCGGCCCAAGGGCCAAGGGCGCCAGCGCCCAGCCGAGGCTGGATCAAGACCCTCGAATTGTTGAGGGGGTAATAGAAGGGAGCCGTAAGGGCCACTCCCCTCAACGAATAGCAAACAGGCTGGGCATATCGCCCTCGTCAGTGACCAAGATAAAGGCAATGTTCCGCGCCCGATGGGAGGGGTTCATGGAGGATATAGCGTGAAGATATTTATAGGTGCAGGGCTAACGGCCCTCACGTTTGCCCTGATGGGCATGGCGGGAAACGCAGACTATGAGGACGCCAAGGCATCCGAGGCAGACTACTGCAAGCGCGTTCTTTCAGGGACGCACACCGATTACCTAGAGCTGGGGGGCGTCTGCTATGACCGTTACTGATTTTATGTGCGACAAGTGCGGCAAGCTTTGCGACGTGATCGAGGAGGTATGTATAGACATGGAACCCTACGGCGACCAGCGCGTCGAGCGACGCACATACGAGTATTGGTCGATCTGCTGCCGCGCAGGCGTCGAGATACTGGAGACCGAGGACCGGCTACATTGAGGCCCTCAATCGATAAGGGCAGGGAGGCGCTGCGAGCGGCCACCGATAAGGCTCTACAGGAATACCTCGATCAAGGCGGTACAATCCAAAGGGTTGGCCCCGATGAATACAAGCGCGAGGCCGGTACGCTGTCTAGGGAGCAGGTAGTCAAGACATTTGCCTACCAGTCCCAGATAGGTAAGATTAAGAAAGAGCACACACGCTCGTAAGGAGGTGAATTTCATTCTCTTTAAGCCCTCCCGGCTGCGAAGCCCCGAGGGTTTTTTTATGCCCGGTGTGTGCCGGGGAGTCGGGGTGGCGCAGAATTGTGCCGGTCTGTGAGATATTAACCCGGAGCAGCTAAGTGCTTGTTTTTCTTACTCTTTTTTCTTTAATTTAAGAGAGAGATAAGAGAGACAAGGTAAAAGTGTATCCAGAGGGACGAGAGTAAAAGATAAGAAAGTAAATCTCATATGGATTGAAAATTTAACCCGGCACATGGCACATACCCGGCACGGCCTTATGTGACGGGGCCTGTGGCGCACTGGGGCCGTGCCGGTGAGTCGGGGTGCCTTGAGGCGTAGAGGCGTAGAGGCGTAGAGGCGTAGAAAAAACAACTGCCCGTGGTATAGCCAATTGATTGTTGTAGGTGCATACTCCGCAATCATAAGCAACTGATTTCCAAGGGAATTACATGGCACACACAAAAGATATAGATCTCGATGATCTATACCACTACGCCCAGATTGGATTGTCGGAGCAGCAGATCGCAGACATGTTAGGGATACATGTGTCAACGATGACGCGCCGCAAGAAAGATGACACAGAATTTGCAGAGGTATTAAAGGCGGGGAAGGCCGCTGGCGTCCGCGCCGTGACGAACGCGCTGTACGATGGAGCCACGAACCCCGACAAGCCCTCCACCAGTGCCCAAATCTTCTTCCTCAAGAATAGGGGCGGCTGGACAGACCGGCAGGAGGTCGATGTAAGCGGCTCAGTGGGCGTAGATGTGCAGCTCGATGCAGCCATCGAGGCACTGAAGGACGCAGGTATTGATCCATCTAAGCTATAGCGCCCGATACGGCATGGGTCATATGTCGAGCTGTGACGGGGGGTGCAGCCCTCTTGGTACAGTAATTGGTACATCGAGCCGCAGGGGTTGGAAAAAACTTCAATGAAATCAATGACTTACGAATCTCGATGCCGTCAAGGCTCCGGGGCGCAATCCGGGTCAAAGCGGCTTCGCAAATCAGGGACTCCCCCGTGGGGGGGCTACGCGGGGTATATCGAGATACATACTGAGGGCGTTTTGTGACAGTAAGCACTTCAAAAAAAGCGGTTCGCAAAAAAGGGACTCCTGAACTGACAGAAGAGCAGCAGGAAAAAGCGGCGGATATAGCCAAAGCCATCGCTGTCGTTAAGGAACATAAGCGAACCCACCGGCTAGACCACTTCAAGCCCTACCCGTGGCAGCAAAAGTTTTACAAGGCCGGGGGCGAGAACAAGCAGCGTTTGCTTATGGCAGCAAACCGAGTTGGAAAAACATTTTCTATGGCGGTTGAGGTAGCGTACCACCTCACGGGAGCGTACCCAGACTGGTGGAAAGGCATAAGATTCAACAAGCCTGTGTCAGTCTGGTGCCTCGGGGTATCTGGTGAGCAGCTCCGAGACGTTGTGGTCAAGGAGTTGTTCGGTGCCTATTTAGGTGACGGCAAGTTCGACGGCAACGGCCTAGTTCGGCAGGATCAGGTCTATCAAGTCACCCCTGCAATGGGAACTCCAAGATTGCCAAGAGACGTTGCGGTCCGATACGCCACCGGCAACACCTCATTGGTATCGTTCAAGTCTTACACACAGGGCCAACATGTACTAATGGGCAGCTCACAAGATTTTATTTGGATCGATGAGGAGCCAACTGACCCTACCATATACCCCCAGTGTTTGACCCGTACAGCCACCGGGAACGGCGGAGAAGGAGGTTATGTCACGATGACATTCACGCCTGAAAATGGCGTGACTGAGCTTGTCAGCCAGTTCTTAGATAACCGCGCCAAAGGGCAGCACCTCGCAAACGCCACTTGGCAAGACGCGAAGCACCTAAACAAAGAGACCAAGGAGCAGCTACTGGCTGCGATTCCCGAGTATCAAAGAGACATGCGCTCCAAGGGCATCCCGGTGCTTGGCGAGGGCATGGTGTTCGCGCTCTCCGAGGAGGTCGTTAAGTGCGATCCCTTCGAAATACCGGGCCACTACAAAAAACTGGCGGCCATCGACTTTGGAATAACCCACCCCACAACCGTTGTGTGGACGGCCTACAACCCAGATAACGACTGTATCTATGTATATGACATTTACAAGAAAGAGGGCGAGATACCGGCGGTTCACGCCTCTGCCATCAAGTCTCGCGGCAAAACAATCCCAATGATCTACCCCCACGACGGCGACTCCACCGAGAAAGGCTCCGGCAAGACGCTTGCAGAGATGTATACCGAGGCCGGGGTGTTGATGGTTGGCCGCTTCACCAACGCCGACGGCACAAACTACGTCGAACCCGGTTTGATGGAAATGTTAGAGCGGTTCCGAACCGGCAGATTACAGGTTTTTAACACTCTATCCCCTTGGTTCGAGGAGTTCAGAAGATATCACAGGAAGAAGGGGAAGATTCACAAAGAATTCGACGACTTGATGGACGCTACACGCTACGCGGCCATATCAGTGACCCGATTTGGTCAAAACAACGCAGAGCAGCATCAACTTGGAAACAAAGAAGGATACACAAGCCATGAGTATGATTATTGACGAGCAGGAGCTGCTCTCGACACTGGAGCGGAATATTGATGCGGCTGACACATACGCCAATTCTGAGGTAGGTGATCAGCGTGATAAGGCCCACCGATATTATTACGGCGAGCCGATGGGGAACGAGGTCCGTGGCCGCTCTCAGCATGTAAGCCGAGATGTTTTTGACGCTGTCGAGGCTTGCAAGGCGCTCATGCTAGAAACTTTCTCGGCTGACAGGAACATCTGCCGCTTCGACCCGCAGTCTCCAGACGATGTGAACACCGCCCGGCTGGCTAGCGCGTGGACTAACTACAACTTTTACCGCCAGAACAACGGCTACAAGATCCTCGCGGATGTAATCCACGACGCGCTGGTTGCCAAGACCGGGGTGGTGAAAAGGTATTGGAAGGCAGACTACCGCTACGAGTCCGAGGAGTTTGAGCAGTTCAGCGAGAACGAGTTCAACGTCATGATGTCAGCGCCCGACGTGGAGCTGATTGATTTGATGGAGGAGTCGGTCGAGGTCGTGGACGAGCAGACCGGAGCCGCCTACTCTCAGGTGGCGATTTCTGGCTCCACCCGCCGCCGCATCGACATCAGCAAGGTCTGCGTCGAGACCGTGGAGCCTGAAGACTTCTTGATCAACCCACGCGCCAAGACCGTGCAGGACTCTGATTTTTGCTCGCACCGCATGGCGCGTACCCGTGGCGAGCTGCTGTCTGAGGGCTTCGATCCCGATGTGGTCGCCAAGCTCGACGAGGAGGACATGCTGAAGGAGGATGGCTCGATTGGTCGAGACTCCGTCGATAGCTTCCGCCATGACCGCTTTGGCTTGGATGACTCCCGGGACAGGGAGTATGTGACGCTGTACGAGTCTTACATCAAGCGCCACGATCCCGAGTTAAATGAGTGCGTTTACTACAAGTGCATCCACAGCCGCCGGGTGATGCTGGACATCGAGATGGTGGCCGAGATGCCTTTCCGCACCTTTACGCCCTTCCCGCTTCCGCATCGCTTCTATGGCATGTCGCTGGCGGACCAGTTATGTGACTTGCAGAAGACTATGTCCTCACTCAAGCGCGGCGTGGTCGATCACCTTATGTTGACCACCACCAGCCGCTGGGTTGCGAACCTCAGCCTAGTGAAGAACCCACGCGACTTATTAGACAACAGAGTTGGCGCCGTGGTGGATGTAATGTCGCCGAACCCTGAGAGCGTGGTGCGGCCCCTGCCCACTCCGCAGCTAAACAGCAACGTATACGCCGCCATCGAAAACTTCGAGCAAGAAAAAGAGCAGCGATCTGGCTCCAGCAGGATGTCGCGGGGCATGGACACAACTGCGATCAGCAAGCAGAACAGCTCCGACTTAATCAATACGTTTATGAACGCCAGCAACCGGCGGATCATGGTCATGTGCCGCAACTTCGCTGAGAACTTCCTGAAGCCGTTGATGCAGGACCTGTACAGGCTGGGCGTGGAGTACGAGAACGAGACCGTGATGCTACAGCTCGATGGATCGTTCCAGCCCGTAACGCCCTCGGCGCTTGGTGACCGCACCGAGATGACGGTGGCCGTGGCACTGACCCCGGAGGAGCAGCAGGCAGAGGCCCAGAAGCTGCTGACTCTGGACACCCAGTTCAGCTCCAACCCAGCAGACCCAACCGCTGGCGGCCTCTACGGCCAGCAGCAGCGCCACGCCCTTCTGTCCCGGGCCTTTGAGCTGCTGAACATCAAGGACGGTGCGGCGTTCCTGCAAGATCCAAACGATCCCGCCTACCAGCAGCAGCAGATGCAGCAGCAGCAGATGCAGCAGCAGCAGCAGCAGGCTCAGGAGCAGATGCAGATGGAGCAGATGCAGTTCCAAGCGCAACTGGCAGATCGCCAAACGGCTGTTGTAGAGGGCCAGCTAGAGCTGGATGCGCTGAAGGAGTCCAACCGGGTTCAGCTAGAGTCCCTGAAGCAGGAGTTTCACGAGGAGAACGAAGAGACCAAGACCATGATCGACGTGAAGCAGCACGCTCACAAGGTCGAGATGGACGAGGAGGAGCTGGAGCTAGAGAAAACACAAGCGAGGAACGTAAACATTGGCTGATTTATCAAGATTCGATGACCTAATTAACCGGGCAAATGAGAACAAGAAACCCAAGCCCGACATTAAGCAGGTATTCAAGGAATTCGAGGCATACAAGGCGCAGGCGGCTGCCCTTGTAGCTGAGAAAAGTGAGAAACCCGAAAAAGTGGGTAAACCCAAAAAACCAAAGCAACCTGAAGAGGACTTTTTAGTATGAGCGACGTAGAAACAATGGAAATGCACGAACTCCAAGGCAAGGCAGACGCGGCCAGCGCGATGATGAACTCGCAGGTGTTCAATGAGGCGTTCCAGATGCTGAATCAGGGGATAGTGGATCAGATGCTACAGACACCGGCGGAGGCACCCGAGGAGCGCGAAAGGCTCTACGCGATGTTTAAGGCAGGCCAAATGTTCGTGCAGCAATTTGCCTCAATTATCAACAACTTAGAGTTGCGTAAGCAACAGGATGGTGAGTAGAATGGCGGAATCGAACATTGATCCGGCAGAGCAACCTACTCAAGACTCTTCGGAACAAGACACAATTGAACGATTGACCGCGCTACTGGAATCCGAGCTGGATAACCCGGAGGTTGAGGAGCAATCCGATCAAGAGGCTGACGAAGCCGAAACAGTAGACGCAGAGTTCGAGGAAGCGCCCGAAGAGGAAACCGAAGAAGCCGAGGAGGTCGATGAAGACCCAACCGATGAAGCCGAGGCGGAGGAATCAGAAGCTATGTTCGAGGTGGACGGCCAGAGTGTCACTGCCGAAGAGCTGAAGCTGGGATATCTCAGACAAAGCGACTACACAAAAAAGACGCAGGCGGTAGCCGAGCAGCGGAAGGCTTTTGAAGCCCAAACCGCAGCATCTGAGGCGACCATTAGTGCGTTGATGTCCGCCGCTGGCGCTGACATTTCGCGTTTTCAGAACGTGAACTGGGAGCAGGCAGCGATAGACAACCCTGATCAATACAGACAGGCCAAGGCGGCCTACGAGCAGGCACAGTCCACCTACAACTTAATTAAGGCGCAGGCGGATCAGTTTCAGACTCAGCAACAGCAACAGACCGACGCGGCCTTTAAAGAGGCAGCAAAAGAAAGTCTGACTGTCCTGAAGACCAATATCCCAAACTGGAACAACGATCTTTACTATAAGATTGGGGACTATGCTCAAGGTTTAGGTGTCAGCGGTGAGGAGTTTAATCAAGTCTCCGACCACCGTGTGATTACCGCGCTATGGAAGGCCATGCAATTTGATCAGGCAAAACAGGTGACGGCTAAGAAAAAAGCTAAGTCATCACCTACCAAAACTTTGTCAGGCAGCAAAGCTGACTCGACCAAGGCTGTTGAATCAGAACGCGCCCGGAAGACACGGGAGCGGCTAGGTAAGACAGGCACCGTCGAAGACGCCGCAGCGGCCCTTTTGAACAGGATGAAATAAAATGCCCACAGTAACAGGTACTCTCTCAAGTTTTGATCAGGTCGGTAAGCGCGAAGATGTCGAGGACATCATCTACCAAATTGACCCAACTGAATGCCCTATGCTTACCAGCATCGGCACCTCCACAGCCTCTAACACTTTACATCAGTGGCTACAGGACTCGCTCGCGGCTGTTGGCACAAATGCTAACGTCGAAGGAGCGGACGCAGGAACGGCCTCTACCGTTACACAGACCACAAAAACTGCTAACACGCAGATTTTTGATAAGGTCGTGCAGGTATCAGGCACCGCCGAAGCGGTAGGCACATACGGGCGCACCAGTGATTTGGCATACGCTATAGCAAAAGCTGGCAAGGAAATCAAGCGCGACATAGAGCATTCTTTTGTTGGCGCTGGACAGGCAGGAACCGCTGGAAACAGCTCAACTGCACGTCAATTGACCTCCGCTGCCAACCAGATCAGCGCGGCCACCACAAATACCGCTGGAAGCAATCGTTCGCTAACGGAAGCACTCGTCCTCGACGTGGCACAAAAAGTGTACGAAAAAGGCGGCGACGCAACGCAGATGCAGGTAACACCTTCGCACTCTGTGACAGTTGCAGGCTTCGCTACGGCCTCTGGTCGCCAGCGAGACTTCGGAAGCAGCACTACGGTAGTTAACTCTGTGGATATCTTGGTAACTCCGTTCTCAACGATATCGGTTGTTCCTAATCGTTTTCTCGACGCCAACACCGTGTTGATGCTGGATACCGAGTATTGGTCACGAGCAGTTCTGCGACCCATGCAGACTATCGTTTTGGCTAAGACCGGCGACAGCGACAAGCGTCAGATGCTGACTGAGCTTACCTTGGTGTGCGAGCACGACGAGGCAAGCGGCAAGATCGACGCACTGACCGCTTAAAGTTTGCTCATCCCTCCCCTGAGCAAGTCTCCCCCTCCGGGGGGAGGCACCTTTTTCTTTTGAGGTGAAAGAATGTCAGAGATCAAATCACATATTGTTCACGACGAGATGGAGGACAAGCTGCATGTGGCTCACACGCAGGATATATCGTCCATCATCGCAGACAATAAAGCTCGGTCTAATGAGATCGATAAGCACGCCAAGTACGGCGAAACAGAGCGCGTGGCATCTATACCAATGGTGGTTGTGATGCAGTGGATGCAGGAGGGGATCAATGTCATGAACCCTACCTATGAGGATCAGAAGAAGATCAAGCAGCGCCTTAACAGCCCTGAGTATGCGTACCTGAGAACCCGAGGCGGTAGGTTATGAGTCTTTCCACATATGATGGCCTGAAGGTCTCGGTGGCCGATTGGTTGAACCGAGAAGACTTAGGCAATGTCATACCAGATTTTGTTGAGCTTGCGGAGAATCGTATTTTTCATGAGCTTCGAGCACCAGTAAACGAGAAGACTATCCTTCTAAGCCTGAGCAGCGACGGCTATGCGACTCTGCCGTCCGACTTCTTGGAGGCCAAGGATATGTTCTGGAACTACAACCCTCTATCTCGCGTAACACTGGCGCAGATCCACAGCTATACCGAGCGCACGGGCGTAGCGCCCGAGGTTTTTGCCCGGGAGACATATCGCCTGCGTTTTTATCCAATACCAACAGCCGAGGCCAGCGACGAGCTTCGTATGATTTACTATTACGACCCCGGTAGGCTAACAAACAGCGCCACCAGCAACGTCGTGTTCGCCGCGGCCCCGGAGCTGTACCTGTACGGTACATTAGTCGAGGCAGCTCAGTATCTGGGCAGCGATGGCGCTCGATGGGAGGGCGGCTACCAGAACGCACTAGGGCGATTGATGCAGCACGCTGCAATTGCAGAGAACGCGGGGTCAACGGCTCAAGTCCAAATGGGATATTAGAATGTCTGGATTTTTTAAGGATAACCCACCTTCCACGCAGGTAGGTTCAGAGGACGCAACCGAGTCAACCATTCAAGAGGACGCGTTAACTCAGACCGACACATCCGGTGGCTTTTTTCAAGGCTCCCCCGACCAGACCACCACCGACGCATACACGGCTGACGCGCTTGTCAGCAAGAACGCAGCCGAGGCCGCGAAGGTAGCAGCCGAGGCAGCGCGAGATTCTGCCGCTTCCAGCGCCTCTGACGCATCGGACTCAGAGGCAATAGTCACATCCTCGCAAAACGCTGCCGCTGCATCAGCCGCCGCCTCTGCTGCCTCCGCAGCAACAAGCACAACAAAAGCGTCTGAGGCATCCTCCTCCGAGTCAACAAGCACGACAAAAGCGGCTGAATCCGCTGCTTCTGCGGCAGCGGCGAGCACCAGCGAAAGTAATGCCGCTTCCTCATCAACATCCGCGGCTAACAGTTCCAGTACGGCAAATACCAAGGCCGTTGATGCAGCAGCATCAGCCGCCAACAGTTTGACAAGCGAAAACAACGCCTCGTCAAGCGCCACCACGGCGACCACGCAGGCCACAAACAGCGCGGCCAGTGCCGCAAGCTCTTTGACGGCGAAAAATGCCAGTGAAGCTGCTCAGGTTGCTGCTGAAACTGCGGAATCAAACGCCGCCTCATCGGCCACATCTGCCGCCTCGTCGGCTACATCCGCATCTGGCAGCGCCACCACGGCGACCACGCAGGCTGGCACCAGCACTACGCAGGCCGGTAACAGCGCCACCTCCGCCACGGCTGCAAGTAACTCAGCCTCCTCTGCCGCGTCGGCCCAGACAGCCGCCGAGGCCGCAAGGGACTCCGCACTGGCCGCACTGGACAGCTTCGATGATCGATATTTAGGATCTAAGTCGAGCGCACCAACGGTAGACAACGACGGCAACGCACTGGTGTCGGGTGCTTTGTATTTTGACAGCACGACAAACGCGATGAAGGTTTACGATGGCAGTCAGTGGCTAAACGCCTACGCCTCGCTTTCGGGTGCGCTGCTAGCTAACCAGAACCTGTCGGATCTAAACAACTCGGCTACTGCGCGGACTAACTTGGGTCTGGGCAGCGCAGCCACCACTGCTGCAAGTGACTACGCCACCGCCGCTCAGGCTGACCAGACTGTATCGTTGACCGGGTCTGGCGCTACCAGTGTGAGCGGGGCGTATCCGAACTTCACGATCACAAGCACTGATACAGATACCGACACCAACACCACCTACACCGCTGGCTCTGGCATCACACTGACCGGAACTGTTTTCTCGAACTCTGCGCCAGACCAAACCGTTGCACTTACCGGCTCTGGCGACACCACAGTTAGTGGAACGTACCCGAACTTCACGATCAGCAGCGCAGCCAGCATCGACGGCACCACGATCAACCCATCAGCGGTTCAGATCGGCGGCACCACCGTCATCGACTCCAGCCGCAACCTGACAAACATCGGAACTTTAACGGCTAATTATGGAGCGGTTTGGTCTGAGACTGTCCAAGGCACAGCTACAGGGACTATTCATTTAGATCCAGATTCAAATACAGATCACGCTGGATCAGCTATAACTTTCGGCGCGAGTGACGCTTCTGCTGGCGCAAATGCACAAGCTGGAATCTACACACGATCTGATGGGAACTATGGAACCAAGCTATATTTCAGTACCACAGATAGTTATGCTTCAGGTTCTAAAACTGCTTTATCGATAGATCACGCAGGCAACACGTCTATCACACGCGGTGCCTTACAGATCGGCGGTAATGGTGTATGGCACGCAGGCAACGACGGCTCAGGCTCTGGTCTAGACGCTGATTTGTTGGATGGTCAACACGCATCTGCGTTTGCCACTCTTTCAGGTTCAAATAGCTTCTCAAATTCTTACAACGAGTTTGGTAACAGCACTGGCAGTGTTAGCAATGATGGTGGTTGGAATGCAAGGGTAAATATTGCAGGAAGTTCTCACGCTAGGCTGGATGTAAAGTCTGTTAGTGATGGGATTATAACGAGCATTTATTCTCATACAGGTCAAGCGTCGGGCAAGGTCGGAACTTACTCTAATCATCCTCTACACTTAATGGTAAATGGTTCTGCTAAAGCTGTCCTTAGCACCACCGGCTCTCTTAGCACAACTCCTCAAGGGACGCTGTGGGGCGTATCAAACGACGGCTCTGGCTCTGGGTTAGATGCTGATCTGCTGGATGGTCAGCAAGGTAGCTATTACAACCAATCACAGTTCACAGGCTCTGCGTTTACCTCTCGCAATAGTAGCAACCCAATTGCAATAGACAGCGTCACCACCAACATGGTCGGCTATGTGAACAGCTCCTCTGCTGCTGGGTTCGCCGATGGCGCAGGGTTTTCTGCCGCGTATAGCAGTTCTTGGGTAGGGCAGTTATTTGTAGACTTTCGGACAGGAAAACTCTCTACAAGGGGCAAAAATAGCGGAACGTGGCAAGCTCATAGATTCATGTGGGATAACCTCAACGACGGCTCTGGCTCTGGGTTAGATGCTGACGTGCTTGATGGAGTTCAAGCCTCTCAATTCCTTCGCTCTGATGTCGCTGACACACAGACATCACAACTAACAGTGGCTAGGCTGAAATTTACAGGGGAAGGCGGTAACTCCAATGTTGGAAATGACCGCTACGCTCTTTTTCAAGAAGCCGGAGCATGGAGCCACCCGTACCCTGATCTGATTATCGGATATCACACAGGTATAAAGATAGGGGGGCATCAGAACTACAACGGGACGCGCTTTTACAATGATAATCCTCTTAACGGAACTGAAATTTTCAGCCTCGGTAACGGTGACAGCAATACCCGAGTTCTCTACAACCTGAAGGTTTCTTCCCAGACAGATTCTTACTCTTATATTGGGAACTCTAACGTAGCAGGCACCGGCAACGCGTCGTACCACCCCAGCGGAATCTACAGCACCGGCAGCAACTGGCTGTACGGCACCCAGTACATGAACGGTTACGACACCTACTTCGCCGCTGGGTCTATCAGGCAGGTCTCTGACATAGTCTCAGATCAAAATTATGGCCGCGGCCTAGTTGGGGTTTACTCGGCTACTAGATACCAACATGTGTGGTCGATGGGCGCGGCGTATCGTACAAATGACGCAGGAACTTCAGCCGGTAACATGTATGGGCTGACATTCACGCACACTAACATT